TCACAACCAAACTGGCGAGTTTAATCGTTTTGCTAACTTTGAGGTTGAAGATAACGCTGGCAAGAAAATTAATTATACCGATAAAAACCGCTTATTTAACAAAATGTTGTGGGACGAATCTTGCAGAATGGCTAATATCACCGAGGAACAACGCAAGATATTTACTCCTATGCAATGCTTGCAGTTTGACGCTTTCCGCACTAATTATTTCTCGATTATCGGAATTGTCATTGATAACCTGATGTCTCGTGAAGAGGTGCAAAACTATCTGGCCTATGCTGAGGTTGTTAATGTTGGCTGGGGTGACACCCCCACTTTCCACATTGGGTCTCGTGGTGCTTATAGTGTAGCGAAGATTGCGCATGGCAAGAATCACGCTGCGCTTGATGAAGTATATACTGAGGATATTACCCTTACTCCTGTTGCGCATCAGGCAAATTGTTCTGTTGACTTTTATAAGTTAATGCGCGGCGAGGTTAACTGGGGTGCTGAAATTGCAAAAGTGCTGAAGGCTTTCTTGATCGATATGAGTCAGACCGCCGCAAACACTATGTTCGGTGCATTTTCCACGTTGGCAACTCCTTGGAAAAAGAATGCCTACACACAGTCTGATTTTACCGAGTTGGCGGAGCGTGTTGCGGCCGGTAATGGCGCAAGCAGCTCTATCGTATATGGCACCATGACCGCTTTGGGCAAAGTGATTCCTGCGAATCAATATTTTGCGATGTCTAGTGGTTCTGAGTATCTAAGGATTGGCTACATTCAGGCTCCGTTTGGTGTGCCTGTAGTTATGCTTCCCCAGGCCGTGACGCCGAGTTCTGATTTTGATTTTGTGTTGCCCTCTGACAAATTGTTGTTCTTGCCCAACATGGGAGATAAGCCGGTGAAAATGGCTATTGAAGGTCAGACCGTGATAACTCAGGCTGACGAGGCTCAGAATGCTGGTAAGGTGCGTGGTTACTTTGCGACCATGAATTACGACATCGCTATTGCCACTGGTACAGTGTACGGCATTATGCAGGTTGCATAATTTAATTTTGATATATGGGGTATGCGATTATGTATACCCCATTCTACTTTAAAAATTGAGAGGTTAATATATTATGGCTACTACTCCTAAAAAGGTTAAGACTAAAGCCGAAATAGAACAAGAGTTAAGAGATGTAAAGCGAGAACTTAAAAGGGTTGAGGATGAAAATAAGAAGTTGGTGGCGGCTAATATCAATGTTGCGCCAATGACCCCGACAGTTGAACCGCAGATGGCTCCACAGCAACCCATTGATTGGGATAACCGCATGGTTGAAATTATGCAATTGATGCCCGGAGAGACAACTTTATATTTTGGGTCTGGTGAAAATAGGATGGAAGTTGGGCGACTTAATGGTTCTGGTACTATTATCTCACTCTCGTTCTCCGAGTTACGCAGAGTAATTAATACACCCCCATTTAGTAGATATTTTGAAGAGTTTGGCATTATCATTCTCGATAACGAAGCGATTAAGAAACTGAATCGCACGCGAGATTATGCAGAATATAATATTGGCGCTAATTTAATAGATCAGCTTTTTGACTTGAAAGCTGATGCTCTTGAAAAAAAGTTAGCAGCAATATCAAAGAGGTCTCTTCAGTTTGCGGTGGTATATCAATGTATGATTAATATTAACAAGGGCGATCCGCGTTGTACAAAGCCGCAAGTTCATGAAGTATTTAACAGAGTGTTTAAACTGTCTAGGGGTTCTGATATTTACACATTAGCCCAAAGACTTAAATCTACAGTTTAACGAAGGAGGTGCCCTATGGCGACCTCTTTTTCAGAGATATACGAAAATTTTCTAAATCGGATTACCGATTTTAGTTTTTTGCCGAATAGTTATGCGAATTTACCCGCCTATCAATATTATGATGACGCATATAAACTTCTAAAAATGGCGGCTGGCGATTTCATTTCCGATTGTTACAAGGATCTTACCGCCTACGATGCTTATTCCTATACGGAGTACTCGCTGACTGGTGATGGCGGGACTACGTACACCCTCTCCTCTATCCCCCCGACCGATGAAACATCGACTTATGTTGCGGTTGATGATGTTGAGGTTGAGGGGTTTGAGCGAGACGGCGATGATATTGAGTTTGATGTTGTGGTCACTGAGGGGGCCGATATTTTGGTTGCGACTTATAATATTGGGCAGTTTGCGGCGACGTTAAATTGGACAGAAGTAAATATTCTTGGCAACTTAATGGTCGTTCCTTTCCTTCAGCAACTCCTTCATAATACGCAGATTTTAACACAAAGTTTATTTTCGCCTGATTGGAGGGCGTTTTCTCCTGCTGAACTTGCGAACCAAATTAATAAAGCTCTTGTGGTACAAGAATCCCGCATCGAAAAATTAATTTCTAAGTACAGTTATTCTCAAGATCCCGATGAGTTAAAAGGTTTATGGGGTGGCTTTGATGAGTGATAGAGATTCCTATCGTCGCCGTCAATCTGCCTCTCAGCCCAATCTTATAGTCGGTTCGTTTAATACTGCCAATCCTAGCTATTATCAAGTCTATAAGAATTTTGATCTTGTGACTCAATATCATTCTCAAATCATTAACGACCACGCGTATCGCGGCGAAGTGCCACAAAAGAAATTCCTTGCTTATCCCGATGATACTTTGTACAAGGGTGATGTGATCCATTGGAAATCAACAACTGACTACTGGATAGTGGTTGCTGTCGATGACCAATACGACTCGAATACCAAAGGGCTGATTAAACAGTGTTCTGATTCGCTATTAAAATGGAATGACCAATACGGGGCGTTGCACACTCTACCCTGTGTCATTGAGGATGCTGTTGGTGGCGATTTAAACGGCGGCAAAGTAATATGGGCTATCGATGATACAATTCGTGTTTTTACCCAGTATAACAGCGATATCAAAAATGATACGCGTTTTATATTGTGGGGTAAAGTATTTCAAGTTACTGGATGCAGTCGCGTTGGCGGTAAAAATAATCTATCCGCCGTTTACAACATGGACATCACAGAGACGTTAAGTGCCGAAGATGATTTTGTCAATGGTATTGCGTATAATTCTTGGGACGACAATGTGTGGTCTATTGAGGTATTAAATAGTCCGTCCTCTATGGTTGTTGGCGGTACTGTGACGCTTGATATGGCTGTGAAGAATAACGGCATAGCGTCTAGCGAAACCTTGACCTATCTAAGCAACAATACTTCTGTCGCCACGGTAAGCACATCCGGCGTTATCACTGGCGTTGCTAATGGTAACACCAGTATTAAAATTAGCCTTTCATCTAATCCTGCGGTATTTACAACTGTAAATATCGAGGTTGCTGCTGTTGCTTCTGATAATTTTGTCATTAGTTTAATAAGCCCGGACGGACCGCTTGTTGATAATGATAATTTAACCATGACTGTGTTTGCGGATATGGGGCAAGATGCCTACTTGACAGCGCAGGAACGTAACAATGGTGATCTTGTCAATACGACATTTACGCCTTCCCTCACTTCCGGTTCGGCCTATATATCATTGAGTGTTACAGGGGTTAATACGTTTGCTCTCTCCCCCATCGCTGTCGGTAACGCAGTATTACGGATCGCTGATGCCGAGGGTCATTTTACAACCTATACGGTTTATATCAAGACTATGTGGGGGTGATAAGGGTGCCAATTAGCTTAGACATATTGCCTAATATTATTTCTGAAGTTAGAAGTACACTTTTTGACATAAAGAATCAAGACTTACTTAAATTAATATATCATGATACCAACAATCCATTTGCGTGCGCAAGCGTCACTCCTATTCAGCTTGTTAATATGGTATCTCCGCTTGGTACAAATCGCCGTATTTTTTATAATTCCGTAACAGGCAAAATTGAGGATGAGGTCACTACTGAGATTCATATGTTTGTAGATAACATTCATCCTGAAAACAGGCAATTAGCTAATATGTATGTTTGGTTCCAGATTGTGACTCACCTTAATATTGCATCGATCTTTGGTAAAAATTCTACCTCGTCTTTTCCTAATCAAAACCGCCACGAAGCCATTCTTGTTGAGATGATGCAAGCACTAAATGAAAAATACGTTGGCGGTGTTGGTACTTTGCGCTTTACACAAGAAGCGGAGTGTAATTATCGTCATCAAGTATGGATGGTTGGAGAAAAGTGGGTTGGCGGGGCTTTTGCCATGAAAGTTATGTGTACCTAGCATGGCCCAGTTTGTTTATGACGACATGGCTGATGTGTGGGGCGATGCGCAAATCTATAAGGGCATTAAAATATATCCTCTCCTTGTTGAAGATATCAAAGTTTTATCAGACGGAATTGGATATTTAACGGTTTATAAAAATAGATCTTTTTTCAAAGACAATTTTGCTAAAATGGGGTACTTACAATTTTTAATGAAGTGTATTTTACCTCACATGGCGCATTATGCGAAGTCGAAAGAACCCGATACGTTTTTGTCCTTTTTACAACGTGTGTGTAGAGATGTTAAGTCTATAGAGATAAAAAATGATGGCAAAAACTTTTATTTGCTTTTTGACGGCGAGATTCAAATATTCAATTCTGGATTTGATCAAATTCGTAAAATCATATTCAGACAAAACAAAATTGATTTTGATGAAAATATGTCAGAATCTTTTGCTAATAATCTGGAGAAGGCACGAACAATTCTTGAAAAGAGAAATAAAGCCCAAGCAACATTTCAAGAGCAAATAATTTCCTATCACTGTACGACTCATGTGTCGTATTCAGATATAAGAAAATTGACAATTTGGCAATTCAGGCAAGGATATAATCGCATTTCTATGATTAAGCAATTCGAGGCTTTTGCTGCTTTGGTAGCCGAGTGTGGCAAAAAAGGCACTAAGATACCGGGCTGGGATGATCCCATGAATGAAAAGCCGTGGTACGAATCCTTGTTGACGAATATGGACGATATTCAAAATATTAACTAGGAAAAGGAGTATGAAAAATGGCGCAAGGTCAATATGTTGTGTCTACTGTTGACATCACATTGAAAGATCCTTCTACGGAGCAAGTTGTTGCACATTCCCAGACGCTCATGAATGGATCGCTTGAGCAGAGTGTACAAAGCCAAGATATTTATGGTGGCAAGGGCGCTGCTCTGCAATATACCTATAATTATCAAAAGAAACTGGACGTTACTACCGAGGATTGTGAGTGGAAGCCTGAATATGTTGCGTTAAATAACGGGACGACCGTTGCCAATGGTTCTGTCACGGCGCAAAAAACAGAGGTTATTGCACTCGATGGTTCTGGCGAAGGAACCCTTTCGGAAACACCGACGAGCACTAAGGTTGCGCTGATTAGTGCTAGTGGAGTAATTAATAATGTTACTCCGTCTGGCACCACTGTCACCTATCTTGCGTGGGCCAGTACCAGCGTTACTGCGGTTTATGATTATAGTTCTGCTACCACTGACTATATTGTCATTGATGCAGAGCAGTTTCCAGGAACCTTCATTTTGGTTATGGATGCTGACCTGTTTGATAAGGATAACGGGCAGATAAAAATTGGTAGTGTGCAAATTCGCATTAATCGATTTAAACTGGCTGGCAATCAGACATGGACCTTTGATATGCAGAATCCGTTTACCACTGGGTTTGCCGGAGCTGCATTAAAGGACGCTAATGGTAACTATGCGACTATTACAATTGTCCGTGATTCCACTGATGTATTGGCAGAAATAATTGATTTATGGCTGTCTCCAGACAGTGATACCCTGGATGATTCAGACGGGGACGAACTTCAACTTGTCGCGTATGGTTATCGCGGTAGTGGTAAAGACGTTATAGTAGATCCCGATGGCGTTACTTATGCGTCAAGTAATGAGGCCGTGGCGACCGTGGGCGAAACCACTGGTCTTGTAGATACTGCTGGTGCTGGATCGTGTGTAATAACTGGTACGTTGACTGTTGGCGGCGTTAGTTTAACCGGTAGTTGCTCCATCACCGTTGTTTCTTAATGGGGAGGAATTAACAAATGGCTGTAGTTTTAGTAAGCAATACAGATAATAAAAGATATTATGGATGCAAGTGGCGCGAGATTTATACGATTGGCGCTGCCGATGTGAATATAACATGTGTACATCCCATTGAGGGATGCATGTTAGATGTTCGTGAAATCTTGACCGGATGTGTTTTGGTTGAGGGGCTTGATTATAGCATTTCCACAGATAGCACAAACAAGATTATTCTTTCTGGAGCGCTTGGCGTTGTTGGAAAGATTATGATTCAGAATTTCGAATAAGGAGTGATTTAGAATGGCTTTTAGTACAAATTTAACAATGGCTCTTACTGGCATAACTAGTCTTGATATGCTTGATGTCACTCCTGGTACCGCTGAGGCTGAGAAGGCCGTTGTCTTAGATTCTGGTCTTGATGTGACTGGGATGGATGACGTAACGATTACCGGTGATCTTGCTGTTGGTGGCGGAGTTACAGTTACTGGTAGAATGAATTTTAGACCCGGTACCGCAGTAAACGCAGTTGCGGCTGGCGGAACTCTTACTGTCGGAGGCGTGGCGCTAGACGGTGATTACATCGAAATTGGTGATGATACCTATGAATTTGCGGCTGACGATGCGCTTACCGTTACTGTTGGCAATATAGCGGTTGATATATCTGTCGCATCTACCTATACCGCTAAGTCTCAAGGGACTTTAACTATTACCGATCAACCCACGTCTGGTAATACTATGACTATTGGTGTTGGCGCAGGGCAAAAAGAGTATACTTTTGTTCCCGATGGTACCGCTAATGCTGATGGTGAGGTTTCTGTTGGAACGGATTTGCCAACCGCCCAGGCAAATATAGTAGCGGCTATCAACGGCACCGATAGCGTTAGTACTGCACATACTCAGGTAACGGCTGCGGCATTTGCCGCAAATGACTGTGTGATAAGTGCTATTATTGCTGGTGCTGCTGGAGATACGATTGCTACCACCGAGACATTTACAGCCGGGACCAACGTGTTTGACGGTGCTGGCACGCTAGGTACCACACAAGCTGGTAGCGACTGTTCTGCTGCTGATGCTGTTACCGCGCTTGTTTCTGCTATCACTGCAAGTGATACAGAAGGTGTCGGAGCGGCTGACGGTGCTTTAGATACGGTTGTATTGACTGCTGACACTGCTGGTACTGCCGCCAATTGCATTGTGACGCTTGCAGACAATATGACAAATGGCACTTTTGCTGCCGGGACTCTTCTTGGAGGTATCGATGGTACAGTTGGTCTTACTGGTGACATTCTATTTAATGCTACAAACCTTTATACGTTAACGACTGATAATACTGTCGTTGATGCAAATTGGAAGATTACCGCGCTATAAGATAAAATTGACTTTTCATTATCGGGGAGTATATTGCTTTGCTTGTGGTATACTCCCCTATTTATTAGGTATTATACTTATGTTTTTGATATATAAGGTGTTTGACTAATTACATATTGGTTTAAAGGTATTGATTAAGTCATCTGTGATTATTTGTCGCAACTCTTCATCATCCTCTAAATGAACGCCTATGTGGTTTGCTTGGTTAGATATAAAACACACATATCTGTTGTGATCAGATAATTTTTGTTTTAGATTTTCCGTGTGACCAACGTATAACACGTCATTGGTTTGACTTAGCACAACATATACACACGTAACTTCATCAAAGGTGTCGTAAAAGTCATATTGTCTAAACGGGTAGCCAGTTTTGGATTTTCCGCGAAGTGTTACGGTGCCTAATTGTTTCAATATATACACCCCTCTCTTTCCCTATATTACCATATATATTTAACTAATTCAATATATAAGGATGACTTCATGGGTTCTGTTCAAGAATTTGAAGAAGAGTCGGACGAATTAGACGAATTGGAAGAGTTGTTGCTTTGGATTGAACTAAATCAAACGTATAAAGTACATAAGAAAAAGAATTGAGGATTTTCATGGATCAAAAGATTGTTGTACGTCCATTTGAACAAATTTTTGGACATTCATATATTTATGACTTGGGTTTTAAGGCGTACCTTGACCTGCATGATGTTCCGGTAGAAATGTTTCAGTATGATAACCGCAACAATAAACATAAGGTATGTTTTGTATATAAGATTCCGCACGAAGAAATGCAAGGTTATGCGAAAGATTATGATAATAGTCTTTTTGCACAATTTAAAATGTTTATGGATAAAAATCGCACACTTATTCATGGGATTATGAGTCCTATGTCTGGCGAGTAATTAAAAAAAAGGAGATTGAAATTATGAGTATTGATATTAAAAAGTTTAAAAAAGACCATGACGTATTGATTAAGGTAAATAAAAGACCGATTTCAATTAACAAGTACATTCCCCTTGAAAGTAAGACGACAATCCAGCAAATCATTTTCACACAATGTTTCGATGCCGATGGTTATTTTGACTGGATTAAATATGAGATGTTTTTCAAATGTCTGGTCTTGGCATATTATACAGATTTGAATCTACCTACTACTAAAGTTGAAGGTAGCGAACAGCCTGTACTTGATGTATATACCATATACGATATTGCGATGTCGGGAAATCTTTACAAGAGGATTTTGTGGCATTGCTATCGGGATGTAAAAAAACTCGAAGAGATGATTATAGATAGTATCGACGAAAAACGTCGGAACTTTGAATATAAACATTCTGTTGGGTCTTTGCTGGGCGAATTCCTAGCGAAGATGATGAATGTAAACCCTGAAGATTTTGGTCAGGTTATAGACCAGTTAAGTAGCGTAGATACGTTAAAGACTCTTAATCTGATTCAGAAGGTTGTGGAGCGCAACGTTGGTGTATAGAAGAAGGGATAATGTGTGCCTAATTTTTCTGTGAACGACCTTCGTGATTTGACGAGGGTTTTTAAATATATAGAAAAATCAGTGAAAATTAGCATTTCGGAAGTCATGCAGAAAATCAAGGATATTCTTAAGGATTATATTTTAGCTCATTGGTATAACCGAGCTGGCTTTAGCCCATCAAACTATACCCGTACATATGATTATATTAACTCTATAAGCATCTCTAAGGTTCAGGTTAATGGGAATGGCGAAGTGTCTGCATCTATTTATTTTGATACCGATAAGATTCGTCCTCTCCCCCCTGCTTTTCCAGGAGAATGGGGACAACACTCTGGTTTATCTGGACAAGACGTAAGTGCGGCAATTCCATATTATATCGAGTACGGCAATGACAGCTCATTATATGCATACGACGGCGTGGCACCCGTGGGTAACACTAGAAGCTTAGTGCAAAGACAGCACATACACACATTAGAACTTGCAAACGCTCTCAGACAGATGGGGTACGTGGTGGAGGTGGTTTAATGGGCGAACGTGGCAGGGTTTATAATGGGATTTATTCGGACGAGAGGTGGGCGCGAGTTAATCCCGATAATAAGGCGGTCATGGATGACTACCTTGCGGAACTGAAGCAAAGACAGAAAAAAGACACCACGATAGCGCAATATCGCAACGATTTGCGTATTATTCTCATTTACATTTTAGAGCAGAAACAAAATCGTTCCATTTTAGAACTTACCAAGAAGGATTTTCGTGGTTTGTCTTTGTGGTACAGTAATGACTTAGACTGCTCGAACGCTCGTGTAAATCGCATACTCTCTTCCCTTCGTTCTATGCTGGCCTATGTGGAAGATGATGATGAGTATGACTACGATATAAATGCGGCAAGCAAAGTTAAGGGACTTCCTTCCGATCCAGTTAAAATCGATGAGGACGCTTTCTTTTTGACATATGATGAGATAATGGAAATTCGCCAATTACTACTTGATAAGGGCGAAATTCAACTTGCCGTACTCCACATGATGCTGTTTGATTCTGGCGGGAGACGGAATGAAGTATTTCAGATTAATAAAGATGGTTTACTGGATGGTAACAAAACAAATGTTGTTGAGGGTAAACGTGGCAAGATGTTCCCCTTGGTTTACTTGAATGACACCAAGGAATTAATTAAACAGTATCTTGACTGGCGTGGTGAAGATGATATTAAGTCTTTGTGGGTGGATATTAGTGGTACTAAGTCTGCTCTTAAATCTTCGCAGACACTTTACAATTGGGTAATTCGCATCAACAAAATATATAGTGAATATAAAGGCAAAGAATATGCTTTCTTTCCCCACTCTTACCGTCATTCACGCGCTGAGTGTTTGAAACAGGGCGCAGATCCGCGTTTAAATAATAAACAATTTGCTTTAGAGGAAGTTCAAATTTTTTTACATCATTCAGATCCTAAAACCACGCAAGGCTATATGAAAGATCACTCAGAGGATCAAATCGACGAGATGTTCGGGATTTAACATAAAGCTTGGTGTTTTATAACAGCAATATATTCGGTTACAAAATATTTTAGGTACCAAGGAGGTAATATTGTGGAAAAGGCGTATAAATTTAGAATCTACCCTAACAAACAGCAAGAAGAACTGATTCAGAAAACATTCGGCTGTACGCGCTTTGTCTATAATTATTACCTCGAAAAACGTAAAGAGACATACGAATCTGAAAGTAAGACGCTGAATTACTATTCTTGTTGTGCCGATCTTACCCTACTCAAAAAGGAAATTGAGTGGCTACGGGAACCTGACAAATGGGCATTACAAAATAGTTTGCGCAATCTTGATTCCGCTTATCTAAATTTCTTTCGCAGAGTAAAGAACGGCGAGAAACCAGGGTATCCAAAATTTAAAAGCAAACGAAGTAATTATAAGTCTTATAAAACTCAATTCTCACGAAACAATATTGTTGTGTTGGGCAAATATATCAAATTACCTAAGCTTGGATTAGTGCCGTGTCGTGTATCTAAACAAATTGAAGGTCGTATACTTAATGCCACAATAAACCAAAACCCAAGTGGTAAGTATTTTGTTTCTATATGTTGTACAGAAGTAGAAATCTCAAAACCGAAGCCGACCGGTGCTATGGTTGGAATTGATCTTGGAATTAAGGATTTATGCATTACATCAGACGGTCAGTGCTTTGCAAATCCTAAGTATTTTAATCAGTCACAAAAGAAACTTGCTAAATTACAGAGAGAACTATCCCGAAAGTCAAAGGGTAGCAATAACTATGAAAAAGCGAGAATTAAGGTGGCTAGGTGTTATGAAAAGATTACTAATCAACGAAAAGATACCATTCATAAGATAACTACTACCTTTGTACGAAATTATGACTTAATTGTTATGGAGACACTGGCTACAAGGGATATGGTAAAAGACCGCAGATTGGCAAAATTAATAAATGATGTAGCATGGGGAGAAATTGCAAGACAGCTTGAATATAAAGCGGAATGGTATGGAAAGACGCTTGTTAAGGTAGATCGTTTTTATGCAAGTAGTCAGATATGTTCACATTGTGGGTATAAAAATTTCGATACCAAAAATCTTGCGGTTCGTAAATGGGGCTGTCCTAGCTGCGGAACACATCATGACCGCGATATCAACGCGGCTAAAAATATATTAAACGAAGGTGTGCAGATATTGTCTGCATAAAAACGGTATATACGGCAGGACATGTCGGAATTTACGCCTCTGGACACTATGTAAGACGGGTTATTCCGCAACGGTGATTGAAGGAGGAATCTCCCGGTTTTACTTAATGGAGAATGTCAACCTAAGACAACTCAGGGATATTTAAGGGATCATAGTGAAGATCAAATCAATGCAATGTTCGGCTTCTAATTTTCTTACATAAATTCCAGATTCAATAAACAAATCTTTAACTTACAACTAACAAGATTTTTAAACAAAAGGCGGTGTTAGTCATTGGCTGATAACCTTAATATATTACTCACCGCGAAACTTGATTATGGGAAAAGTCAGAAAACAATTCAATCCCAAGTTGGTCAAATAAACAAAACTATTGGTAGTACCACAAAAGCAACTAACGTTGCCACCAAGAGCATGTATAATTTCGGCGAGTCTATTAAGATTGCCGCGTACAAGTTTACAATTTGGTCTGGTGTTACCGTTGCTTATTTTGGGCTAATGCGCGCTATTGATAGCGGCATCAAAACAGTCATAAGACTTGATACTGCTCTTGTTGATTTGCGTAAAGTGACGGATGCCACAGAGCGTCAGTATGAGCAGTTTGCTGATACTGCTTTTGAGGTTGGGCGTACACTAGCACGTACTGGCGAAGAGGTTATTCAGACTACTGCTGACTTCGCTCGTATGGGTTACACAATGCAAGAAAGTTTGGGTCTTGCAAAAGAAGCGCTGGAATTAACCAATGTTGCTGATGACATAGATGATGTAAGTGAATCATCTTCTGCATTAATTGCGACATTGCGCGGATTTAGACTTGAAGCTTCTGCGTCTGGAAAAATTGTTGACAGTTTGAATGAGGTTTCAAATAAATATGCCGTTACAGTTGGAGATTTAGCCACTGGTATTAGTAAGGTTTCTGCTACGCTAAATCAAGCCAATAATGACCTAGATCAATCTATTGCTTTGATCACTGGCGGGACTGAGGTTTTGCGCGATCCTGCTCGTGTGGCAACTGGCTTACGTACTATTGCCCTACGTCTTCGTGGCGTTACTGAAGAAGGCGATGCGCTTGCTGGCGTAGTGCCTAAACTCGAAGAGAATTTTAACAAATTTGGTCTTACCATCATGAAAGACGAAGATACGTTTAAATCTACCTATGATATTTTGCGCGACCTATCTACAGTCTATGAAGACATGTCAGATATTGACTTTGCTCAGATTTCAGAGCTTATTTCTGGTAAACGACAAAGCGACGTTCTTAATGCTGTATTGCAGAATTTTCAACGTGTCGAAGGCGCATATCAGGCGTCCGTGGATAGTATGGGAAGCGCTGCAAAAGAAAATGCGAAATATATAGATTCTATACAAGGTAGAATAGAAAAATTTACATCTTCTGTACAGAATATGTGGCGGGATACTATCTCTACGGATTTCGTTAAGGGCACTGTAGATTTGGGCGCAGGGCTTGTTGATATTATCGATAAGGTCGGGCTTTTAAATACTGCTCTGACGGTATTATATACAGCCTTACTTTTGAGTGGCAAAGCTAATTTAGTCAAGAATTTGTACTATGCGCTTGGTGATGCATTTTTTGTAATGGCAAAAAACATGCAAATGTCTACTGCCGCCGCATCAGCTTTTGCGTCTTCTATGGCTGCAATAGCCCCAGTAGCCATTATCGCTGGTGTTACTTTGGCAGTAAAGGCGTTTGATAATGCGGCTAAAAAAATGCGCAATATGGCGGATGGCGTTGCTGAGTCATTTCGTCTAATGGAGAGCAATCAGAATAAATTAGACGAGTTTGCGCGTCAGTATGAAGAACTTGCAAAAAAAACATCTTTAACAAGCGACGAGAAAATCACTCTGCTTGATATAGAGCGTCAATTAAAGACTGAGTTTGGTGAGACAGCCGACCAGATCGATTTGCAAAACGGTGCGCTTGAAGCCAACCTAGCACTTATCAAAGAGTTGAATAAAGAGCAAGCAGAACGCTTTATTGCATTAAACAAACGGGCATATAACGAGGCTCAACAATATTTAAACACTGGACGAACCATTACCCTTTACTCCGATAATCCATATGAGAAATATCCCGGCGAGTCTGGCGTTACGGCGTATTTTAAAACTGCCGAAGAAGCCGCAAAAGCTGCTTTGGAAAATGTTGCCGCTCTTTCAGAGGCAAAAAATAAAACTGCATATGATTTAGCCAAAAAGCAAGCAGAGGCGTTATTAGCAGAGGTGGATGCGGCGACTGCCTTGTCCGATCAGTATACTTACATGGAGCAGGTCATATACGGTGTTGCTGAAGCCGCAAATAATGTGCCAGATGGTGGTGGTTTATCGTCCCCTCCTACCATCGACGAATTGACTGCTAGTTTTGTTGCGCTTACAGATGAAATTAATGTTTTATACAAGTCATTAGAAGAATTGGGTGAGAACGGTGTTCTCTCTCCTTCTACTCTTGATGGTTTGCTTGAAAAATATCCAGAGATTCTTGCATACCTTCACGACAACGCACAATTAGAGGAATATCTTAAGGGCAAAATAGTCGAACGCGAAGAGATACAACTTAAAGCATATCAGGATGTTTTGTTGCAGAGTGAAGAATATTTCAATTCTTTATTGACTGGTTACGAAGGTTTTTATAACCAATTAGCTACCGCATATGGAGCTGACGCAGAGAATTTCAAATCACTTGCAGACGCTAAGGCAAAAACTGAAGAAATGCTTATAACATATCTTGGTTCAAAGTGGAATGAGTATTACGGTTCACAAGAAGAAGCTCTTCAAGCTTTACGCGGTCAGGTTATTGCTACACTACAGCGTGGTGGTGGCGGATCTCATTATGCAGCACTGCTTTCTCAGATAGATGCTCAATTAGATGTCCTTGGAGCTATGACAGATGCTTTCGGTGGCATCGACCTCTCCCCTATTAATCTTTCTGGCATTGGCGACTCTGGTTCTGGTGGCATTTCTCCCGCAGAACAGGCTATACAAGATCAGATAGATGCGCTGAATGATAAAATTGCTGCCGAAAAAGAAATTATTGACCAGCTTAATGAGCAATATGATAAAGAAAAAGCATTAGCCGACCTTGAGCAAATGCGTCTCGATATTGTTAAGAAACGTGAAGAACTTGCAAATATCAAGAAAGAACGTGATGTTCGTCTATACAACGCCGAAACTGGTCAGTTCGAATGGGTAGCAGATCCTCGTGAAGTTGAGCGTGTTGAAGAAGAGCTTGACAACCTGCAAGAAAGATATGGCGAGGCTCGTCGCGATTATGAGCATGACCAGCTTATTAAAATGCATCAAGATAAGATTGATATGTGGGAGAAAGATATCGACGCGCTGGAAGACTATCTCAAAGAGATGGAACAGGCAACCAAAAAGAGTGTCGATAAGCAGATTTCTGAATGGAATAGGCTTAAAAATAAATCTGGTAGTGGTTCATCTAGCGGTAACGGATCTGGAAGCGGATCGTCCGGTACAAATAATACGGCAGAAATTGCTCGTCTAAATAATGAGTTAAAAAATCAGGTACAAAGATATGAGGAAATGCTGCGAAATAATGCACCTTCTTCAGTCGTTTCTGCTTATCTGACGGCTGTCAGAAAAGAT